TTGAACGGAGCCATTAAACTGGTTGGAGCGCCGACTGCGCCCATTGTGCCGACAGAACCTGGCTGTTGGAAGAACAAGCCTGGAGCTACGGCCGCTTCATTAATAGCGCCAGCATTTTCGAAGATTGCGTGGTTGTGAGCATAGTCAACTAACCAAGGGCGCTGATTTAGATCTACGCCATAACCTTCTAAAACTGGAGCCCAAGTCTCACGTACGCTTGCGTCGTTGAGTCTTTTGAAAATTTTAGTTGCCATTTTTTAGAATGGGTTTTTTTAATTTTTTGCTCTACGTTTTAGAGCGTCAAGATAGCCGTTTGAGTAACCTCTTAGCCTTTCATTGACTTTATTTAACGAGACGTAGCCTTCTGAACCTTGGCTTTCGTTAATTTTTTCTGAATTTGATTTTTCAATCACAATTCTCTCATGAATTCCGCGAAGATCGCGAGAATCCCAGAAAGATTTAACTTGATATGCATTATTTAATTGGAAGTTATGTGCTTGTGCTGCAATCCAATTTCTTTCTCCATCTGTCATACTTTTAAATACTTCTTTGTATTTTTCTGGCATAAATCTCACATATTTAGGAGTGTTTTCTTCCTGCTTATTAAGAACTGCTTCAATTAAATTAATAACTTCAGCTTCTGTGAAATAAACAGCTCCTCTTAGAGTTTCTACGATTGCCGTCTTAGTCTCTTGGTCTAATGAGAAAAATTTCTGCTTATTATTTTCGCTTAGAAGTTTTAAGAATGGATATCTATTTTCTAAAACTGAATTAGCTGAGTTAGATTTAATGTGGCCTATAATTCCGTCAACGGCTTCGACTAATTCGTCAACACCAGATTCTTCACTTACCTCATATGTAACTCCTTCGTTTAAGGTCTTAACATCAGCTAAGAGCTTGCGAGCAGAAACTGCTGAACGTGGAGTAAGGTTTTCATTCAAGGTTTCCGCTAAATATTCAGAATATTTAATTCCTTTTTCTAGATTTTCACCTAAATAATCTGCATATTTAATAGCAGCTTCTAGGTTTTCACCAATATACTCAGAATAACGAATTCCTTTTTCAGCTTGTTCAGCAACATACTCAGCATACTGAATTCCTTTATCTGCTTGTTCAGCAACGTATTCGGTATACTTGATGTTTTTTTCAACGTGTTCAGCAACATATTCTGAATAGTTAATAGATTGATTTACCTTTTCTCCAACATAATCAGAGTACTGAATGTTTTGTTCAGTTTTTTCTGCTAAGTAATCTGAGTAATCGATCACGTTATTCACTTTTTCAGCTACGTGCTCAGTATATTTAATTCCGCTATTCAACATAGTTGATAGGTAGTTAGTATACTCAACTAGCTTTTCCATTTCGCCAGCTAGATAGTTAACGTAGCTGATCATTTTTGGAGATTCGTTAGAACTTTCAGATAGAGCAACGATGCCCTTATTGTTCTTTTTAATGCTTTCTTGAAGAGCCTCGAACTTTTTCTTAACTAGCTCAGAATACTGATTAAGTTCTTCTCTACTTACAAACTCATTTGCCATTTGTTTGTTGTTATTTTGAGTCGGTGTGTTCATTTCTGAATTATTTATCCTATAGACCTTTACAGAATCCTCGAAATTGAAATTTTCTGAAATATCCATAAGTTCATTAGTAATAGATGTCTGCTTTAATAGATCTAGCGATTCAAATACATTAGTAAACTGTGTTTGCAGTCCCTCGTTAACAGATTTCTGTAAAATTGCTTGCGAGAAACCTGGCTCAGCAACTAGATCGTATGTAAAAATTCTATGAAGTTTAACTTTACCTTCATTCATTACTTGGCCGGCCGCTCTTGATGAACAGGAAATTGTGCAACCCGATTCAACTAGGGTTTTTGCAATTTGGCCAGCTGGTGTATTTAAGATACGTAACTTAATTTTTACTGAATTAGATCCCTGATCATAATTTAATTCTTCAACTACGTGTGATACGTTCTTAAGAGACACGTCAAAACTCTGTGGGTGATCGAGTTCGCCAAATAATTGGCCCTTTGAAATTTTTTCCTGCAAATAAGACAGATGGGGTAGATACTCCTCTTTCTCATAAACTCGGTTGTTGTTGTTCTTAACTCCGAATATTGCAGCAGTACCTTCCAAAACAATGTCTCCATTATTATTTGATACTGACAAGCCTTCATTGACTTTCTCAATGATAAAGACTTGATTCTGAGTTGGAACCGCAGTGCTCAAATTGATAAGATTAGTATCCACTAAGTTATTTAAATTTTTATTATTTATACAGGAATAGCCCGCTAAATAAGATCTTTCCGTATACCATTATTTATTAAGGTCTATTTAAAAAATTCACAAAAGTAGATTTCTCTTCATCAGTTAGTTCGGAAATGTCAGGTTTTAATACATTTAGTTTAAAGACGTAACAGCCTACTGTTCCGTTTTCGAGAATAGTTCCTTGGTCTGGAATGTTTAAGCTAAACTTGGTTAAACTGTTGCCATTAAATGACCTAATCTTAAATTTCTTTGAGTCGATTGTCTCAAATATAAACTCTTCTGGAAATAGCACATCCTTTAAAGAAATGTCTACCTCTTGAATAATGTTGCCATTTTCTAATTCTATTCTTTCAGTTGGCACAACTAGGTTTACAATAAGATCACCAATCAAAAGGTCGGTTCGGCCTTTCCATGGATCTTCGTATTCCATTGAATTGCCATATCCCTTTATTCTAAGCTGAACCGTATAGAGGCCAGCTCGCTGTTTTACAATAGGAAAATGTCTCTCTCGAATATTAATGAATAGGCTGAGTGTTTTTGGCTCCTTTTTAACTGATCCATCCAGTGAAGTCATTGTCTTTTCAACCATAACTTCGAATTTTTCGCCAGTTAAAATAGAGAGTAGAGAAATTTGATGATTATACATTATTGACAAATTTTGAGTCGATTGCCGCCTACCGAATCCGCCAAAGTCCTTCCATGTTCTAAACTGGTCAGCATTAAAATCTTTAAAACCAAATACATCTGCAGCAAATTTAGTTTTCTTAGGCGCGTCATACTCTGCCCGTTTCGTCTCATCACCAAGTACAGAGTATGCTTCTGCAATTTTTTTAAACTTCTCTGCTCCATCAGGGTTTTTATCTGGATGAAATTTAGTAGCTAGCTTACGATAAGATTTCTTTATTTCTTCTTTACTTGCATCTCGCTTGATACCCAATATTTGATAATAATCTTCCAATATCATCTTTTATCGAACTAACTAAGTCGTTTTTTATTTACCGACAATAACGGTTTCAGACAAGCACATGACCTTTGCTGCTTCGACAATTTGTTGGGCTGCACCTGGAGTAGACGGAAACTTTGCGTCAATTAGACCAGCTAGAGTCTTTAGCATCGCAAATAGTCTATCACCAAGGATTACTGGTCCAGTTAATGGACTGTGACCTATTCGAGTAGAGTCTCCATCTAACCATATTTGATCAGCCGTTGCTCTAACTGAATTTGAAGTTATATTAACCTGACTATCTGATACAATTCGGATCGTTGCTCCTTCCATTTCAATAATTGAAAGAGAATCTTCATGTTCAAGAGTAATCTTTGAATTTTGGTCAATATTGATTCGAGAATTCTTGAGTTGAATAGTTAGGCCCTTCTTAACAGTAAACCAAACCTTAAGTTCCTCATCTCCATCAAATAACATAAAATGAGAACCTGCGTATTCGCCATCTTTTCTAAGCTCTTCTTTAATATCATCTCCGATCTCTTGAACTTGCTTGTATTCTGGAGAATAGAGGTCTCCATTATTAAATCTAACACCGACGGTTGAACCTAGTTTTGGAATAGAAACTGCTCCAGCCTTTCCATCCTGACCAAAAAATGCCGGTTTATGAATTGGAATTGCCCATGGAATGTCAGCCGCTTCTAGATTATCGAATATAGTAAATACTCGAATTCGGCATCTGCCCTCTTTTAATGGATCATTGATATCGACAACCTCTCCTAAATATTGAACACTACTCAATTCTCCACCAAACGGATCCTTAAATATGTCGTGATCAGGATTAGTTATCATATACTCTCTTATACATTATATTATGAGTCTGAACCTCAGCATTAATAAGCTCTGCCCAATTCGTCAGTGTTGGTTGGTGCCGGTCCTCTTGGCGAAACTCTACCAGCTGGTCCCTCAAATACTTTGCCAATTTCGCCAGTTAATCTATGATCAATATTAACAATATCTCTTCTTTGGCCAGAATATGCATTGCCTAAAGCTAAGTTTGTTACGGTAGATTGAAGTTCGTTAACTATTGACCCAATTATTCTGGCTGGAACTCTAGTTAGATTAGTTATTTGACGCTTAGCCTGATTTGCTAAACTGTTAACTGCTCCACTAAATATTCCT